CTCGCTGAGGAGATGGGCTCGAAGCCGAAGAACATGGTCAAGGCAATCTGCGTGGATGCCCTCGCTGGTATGAAGGGCTTGCAATCAGAGAGCCAGGACTACGTCATCTCCAACTTCCCGTTTGGCGTCAACATCGAGGACGTCTTCACTTCGGACAAGAAGATTTACGAGGATGATCCCGATGAAATTTCCGAGCTTTCTCGCCAGGTTATTCTCGAAGCGTACCGGGTCCTCAAGCCCGACCGATGGTTCGTTGTATTTTATCCAACGCTTAAACTTGAGGAATGCCGGAAGTTTCTCGCGGCAGCTGGGTTTAAGTTCCAGAAAGTTCCGGCTGTTTGGGTCAAGCCGAACAAGCGTGTGGGTAACGTGGGGGACGGTACTCAAGCCCTGGTTATCGGCTACGAGCAATTCTTCTTTGCCAGAAAAGGAGACGCTCGATTCCATGAGGCTGCTCCGGCTAACAATGTATTTACCTACGACACACCAGGGGCTGACCGCATCCACAGTCTACAGATGCCGCCCGAGCTTTGGGAGGCTATCTTTCGGCTTATCACTATTCGCGGAGAGACAGGGGTCGAGCCGTTTTCGGGGTCTGGTAGCGGTGGGGTTGCAGCTTTCCGCAGAGACCTCAACTGGCTCGGCTTCGAGCTAGATCAGGAGTACGTCAACCGTTCGAACACCTGGATCGAAGAGACCAAGCAGGGGAAGATCACCGCCGGCGGCAGCATCGAGCTGGTCAACGACGAGATTCCATTCGAATGAAAACCTCTCTGAACGACTACGCCAGGGAGTCACGCCAGGACAACGACAAGTGGTGGCGTGACCCCAAGACCGGCGAGAAGCTCGTTGGTCGCAACAAGGGTGAACTGATCGCCTTGATGCACTCGGAGCTGAGCGAGTGCCTCGAAGGCGTCCGCAAGAACCTGATGGACGACAAGCTGCCGCACCGCACGATGGAAGAGGTTGAGCTGGCCGACTGCCTCATCCGTATCTTCGATTACGCCGGCGAGTACAACTTGGACCTCGAAGGCGCCTATCAGGAGAAGCGGGCCTTCAACAAGGTGCGAGCCGATCACTCTCACGAGGCCCGTCTGCAAGAGGGCGGCAAGGCGTTCTAATGACCTGGATAACCACGGCCTCGGGTGCAAGGGTTGTCCTACTCGATCCGCACCCTAGTACTCTTCTGATCGAGGATATTGCCCACGCCCTAAGCAATATCTGTCGGTACACTGGTCATACAGGGCAATTCTACTCAGTCGCCGAGCACTCCGTTCTGGCGTCGCTTCATATCTCCGACGCAAAGTTTGCGTTGGCTGCATTGATGCACGACGCCAGTGAGGCGTATCTCGGAGATGTCTCGCGTCCGTTGAAGCAGTTGATCGGCAAGAAATACTCGGACCTCGAGAAGCGATTCGAGGCTAGACTTGCGCAAAAGTTCAGGTATGAGTATCCTTATCCAGACGAAGTGAAGTGGGTGGACCTCGATCTACTGGAGACCGAATACTGCCAGTTGATGGGGATGGAAGAACACCCGCTGCATCAAGGCAAGAAGCTCGATATCCGATTGGAGTGTTGGTCAGCTGTCGAAGCGGAGAAGAAATTCATCCAACGCTACGACGAGCTGGCCGGTCAATTGGACTTCGATTTCGGACCAGCACTCGCCAGGGCTTTGATCGGTCGCGACGAGGCGATGGCAAAGCCACTCTATTACATCTGCCGTGAATGCGGCCGCAAGCACAGAGTAGGGAGCAAACCAAAACATGGTACCAGGCGAGGGGCCAAGAAACGCCAAGCTGATGATAGTCGGCGAGGCGCCAAGCTACCACGAGGTAAGAGAGGGAAGACCGTTCGTGGGCGACGCCGGCCAGGAACTCGATAAGCTCCTGCGTTCTGCGGGGATCCATCGTCCCGAATGCTACATCACCAACGCATGTCAGGAACAGGTACGAGGCGACAAGGCTCCGTTCTTCTTCTCGGGCGGTAAGCCTACGCCAACGTTCATGGAGAGCCTTGTTAGGCTGTACAAGGATATCCACGAAATTCGTCCGAATGTCATCGTAGCCCTGGGCAACTACGCCCAATACGCCTTACTCGGACAGGCCAGTGGAATCCTCAACAATCGCGGATCAATTCTATGGTCCGACCCAGCAAACTGTAAGGTCATTCCTACACTCCATCCTTCAGCCCTTCTTCGCGGGAAGCCCGACGGCGCCGACAAATCTTCGGGCGGAATGTACAAGTACCGAAATCCTGTTATCTGGGACCTTGCCCGTGCCAAGGAACAGTCCAAGTTCCATGAATTACGACGGCGCCCGCGCAACCTGGTTATTGATCCGGTCGGAGACGATCTGGACCGGTCAGTTCAGAGACTCCTCGATGCTCAGCGACTCGTGGTTGACATTGAGTCCTGGGGAGGCACGCGCCTCGCTTGCATTGGCTTCTCGGATGGCGACCCTGAATGGGCAGTTACGTTCAGCGGAGCTAGTCAGGATCGACTTGACCTTTATCGGGCACTCCTAGAAAACGACATCCCGAAGATTGGTCAGAACCTCATGTACGATGCGACCATGCTGGATCAAAACCGCATCTTCATGAGGAACATTGTGCATGACACCATGATCGCGCAGCACGTCCTGTTGCCCGACCTTCCGAAGTCGCTCGGCTTTATGAACTCCATCTACACGGACATCCCGTTCTATAAGGACGAGGGGAAAGTGTGGAACCAGCCGCGCACCCCGGAACTCGAGCGGCAATACTTCGAGTATAACGCCAAGGACATCTGCGCTACCGCTGAGATTTTCCAGACGCAAGACAAGGAGCTCGGCGATGAGAACCTACGAGAAGTCTTCCAGCGTTCGATGATGGTGTTCGAGCCGCTTCGGCAGGCCACATTCCGAGGGATGAAGTGCGACCTCACGAAGATGTGGAAGCTGATCGAACAGACCCAGAACAACCTCGTGTCCGCGCAGGCTGAACTGGACAAGTTGGCAGGATGGTCCGTGAACGTCAACTCCCATGTCCAGGTAAAAAAGCTCCTATATGATCAGCTCGCCCTTTCGGATCGGAAGAACCAGTCGAGTGACGCACCCACCATCCTCAACATTGCCGCTAACACTGGCGCACGGGCTCCCTACCTTGTTATACGGGCTCGCAAGGAGCAGAAACTCCTTAGTGTCTACTACAAGACGGGTATTCTTTCGAGCGACGCCCGAATTAGATTTGGATTTAACGTCGTTGGCACGTTCGGAGCTAGGATCAGTAGTTCAGCACCTCTATGGGGACCGGGTCTCAATGGGCAAAACATACCGGGTCCGGCTCGGGAGATGTTGGTGCCTGATGACGGGTACACGCTATTGGAATTCGATCAGGCTCAGGCGGAAGCCGTTCTCGTCGCCTACTTGGCAAACGATCCGATCCACATGGATTGTTTTCGGAACGGAAAAGACGTGCACCGGGTTACTGCTTGTCTCCTGCTGGACCGACCCGGGTCTGACTGGCAACAGATTGGTAAACCGTCTGCTATCCGCGAGCTGGCTAAGACTTGTAACCACGAACTCAACTACAACGCCGGCCCCGGTCAGTTCCAGCTGACGGTGAACGAGAGCTACGATCCGGACGATCCGTCGACGGTGAAGATCGACTTCTCAACCGCGAAGAAAACCCGTGACAAATATCTCCGAACCCGTCCGGCTCTCACTGCATATTGGGAAAGTATCAAGTCCGAGCTTAAGCTTAACCGAACTCTTACCACACCTCTCGGACGCCGATATCAATTCCTTGATGCATGGAGCGATGAACTCCTTCGCAAGGCATATAGCTACAAGCCTCAATGCACAGTTGGTGAAACTACCAACATCGGCATCTGCCAGGTCCTTGGAATCACCGATCTTGAGCGGGAGATGGATGAGCGATATCTCCTACAGCGAGAGATCGCCAAGTTGGACTTCTTCTTTTCCCTCCAGGTTCATGATTCCACGATCTGGCAAGTTCGGCATGAACATGTGGATGCTTTCGTCCCTCTTGCCATGAAGCTGCTCGAGGTTCCGCTACTCGTCAACGGCTATCGCATCTGCGTACCGATCGAAGGCACAGCCAGCGACGTTTGGACCAAGGACAAGAAGAAGGTGCGGGACCTCGGTATCTCGCGGAAGTCCGTTGAACTATGAGGGTTACGATCGACACGACCGCTGCTCGGGGCTGCGTCATCAAAGGGTGCCGCAGCACCAGCACGGTCTACCGACATCACAAAGGCTGTGATCATCTGATCGGTATGTACAACGCCTTGATCAGGCTCCAATATGCAGAGTTCCGTGATTGCTGCGATGTCTGCGACAAACACCATATGTGGATCCATTTCAACTATAGGAGAATCATCAAAGGTTGGACAGATTGGTCACCACAAGGCGCGCTCCGGCTGAGAGCCAAGCTGATTGCCAAGTGTGATCGGCTTATATCCGGTGAGGATAAGCTCAACAAGCCTACGAAACAGTTCGTCCAGTATTGGCGTAGGAGGCGCAGAAAATGGTTGAAGGCAATGAGACAGGGCCGCCAGAGCAACTGAAGCCCTATGAGAGGCAATGTGGGAACTGGATCAGAGCATATCTGGATTTCACCTCGGAAAGCGAATCGCCGGAGAGCTACCACCTGTGGGCGGGTATCTCTGCGATTGCTTCGGCCGTCCGTAGAAACGTCTGGTTGGACCAGGGTCTCTACGTTCTCTTTCCCAACTTATATATCGCCTTCATCGGTCCTCCTGCGAGGACAGCCAAAAGCACAGCTCTTTACCTCCAGAAGGGTATCATCAATAACATTCCTGGAGTTAAAATGGGCCCTGCAGCTTGTTCCAGGGAACAGCTTATCCGGGCAATGGCGGAGTCTAAGTTCGATAACCAGTGTGCTCTTACCATCCATAGCTCGGAGTTTTCGGACCTCATTGATACGTCAGGCATATTGATGATCCAGTTTCTTACTACCATCTATGACGGCAACTACGTTGATGCGGCCGGATGGAAGTATGAGACCAAGCATCAAGGAAAGGACAACATCATCAATCCTTTCCTGAACATGATTATTGGAACAACTCCGAGCTACTTCGCCGAATCAATGCCGGAGTCCATCGTTGGACACGGCTTCACATCGAGGACCATCATTGTCTATGAGGAGAAGGAGCGCCATCAGAATCCGCGTCCTAGAGCGAACGACTCGGCCTTGGCGAAGGCTCTGGTGGACGACCTGCGCCATATCAGTAGGATACGTGGGGAGTTCAAGTGGGGTGGCAATGTACTGCGAAAGGACGACGATGGCAACGCCGTCACAGAGGCAATGGACACCTACGACCGGTATTATCGGTCACTCTATGATAATGTGCCAGTTGACCACAGGCTTGAAGGTTTTCATTGGCGTAAGAAAACTCACGTCCTTAAAGTAGCAATGCTCCTGGCTCTGGCAGAGCGGGACGATTTGATCATTCAGTCCCGAGACGTTGAGACGGCAGCGCAATTTTTGCGCGACCTAGAACCCTCGATGGCCAGAGCTTTCAGCGCGGTCGGACGTAACGAGTTTGCCAGTGTGATCGAACGGATTGGCTCCCAGGTACGACTTGCGGGAGAGATATCCTTGGAGGACATCTACTCCCGCAATTACTCAGCCGGTTCTGCTTACGAGCTGGATAACGTAATCCAGACCCTTGAGAAGATGGGTGCTGTCCGTCGCAAGTCCGTGATCAAAGATGGTACCGTCATCACCATGCTAGCCACTCCAACTACTCAAAAGGCGTTACCGTGGGCTGTGAAAGCAAAGCCGGTGGTAAAGGTGGAGGGAGAACCCGGTCACGAGGATCATCTAGGTAACGGTCAAGACCCAGCTCAGCGCTAAGCCTTTCATGCGGAACGTACTCGTAGCCTCTCGGCTGTGGGGTGTTGTACGGTGTCTGAGCCTCCACCTGCCAGTTCACCTGGTTGACAACCGTATTGTCCGGAGCAGCAGGATTCACCGTGCTAGATGGATTGGCGCATATCTGGCACGGGTGAACCAACGTCGGGTGTTTTGGGCATTTCCTACCATCGGTATCGTACATGGCTAATAACCTCCCACCGGTTTGCTACCCGTTGGTTTCGTCTCCATCGTCTGAGGCATCGAGTTTGCCGGCACATCTGCCTCAAGCGGACGGTTCTTCCGAGACCTCATCATCGTTCCTCCTGGCTGAGGTTTCGGCGGAGTTGGCGGAGCTTGAACGCCGGCAGATTGAGCGGCTCCTTGGACCCTCAGATCGACCGGCTGCTCTCCGGTCCCTGTGGCCATGTTATTTAACATGGTTCCCAACGCCGGAGAAGTAGATTGAAACGGACCAGAAGTCATGCCGTACCCTTGCAGACCTGGCATATCGGTCATAATCTCGATTTTCCGTCTGATCTGGTAATCTTTTGTGACCCTGGTCCCCAAGGTGGCCGCCAGAAAGTCTACCTGGTCGTACGCGCCGACCATCTTGGAGACATCACGGAATGCCGAGTGGTACGGTACGAAGGCCGGCAAAGTGTTCCAGATCATCTGGCTGCCCTGGCTTACCCTCGTCTCTCCAAGTGGGTCTTCACCGAAGCTGGAAACTTCACCGAGGCCACGCATGAGCGTGGAGGCACCCATCGCCACTTGCAGACCGGGACCCCCGCTGTAAGCCAAGGCCCCGTAGCTCGCCCACCTCGAAAGATCGACGTTAAGGACTTCGCGCCCGACCTCAAGGATCGCCGCGTTGACCAAGGCATGGCGAGCCAAGATGCCGAAAGCGTCAGCCTTGTACGGCCCCTTCGCTATCGCCTTGATCTGTTGGGTAAGATAATCCCCGTACCACATGGACCAGGTACCGAACTGACCGAGGAGACGCCCACCCATAGAGCGCATCCATCGAGCCTGCATGCCACGGCCGTACAGATAGTTGGTGTAATCGGCAGCGAGTTTGCCGGCGTACTTCGCCGCGAAGTGTGGATCATTAGTGGCACGCCGGATAAACTCCTCAGACGCCTCTGGTCCGTGGATATAGACCTTCGCATCCCGAATCAGGTTTTCTTTCAGGCGCTCGAGGACCACGTCGCTCGTTCCTTTCTTCTCTACTGCCTTAGCGAAGGTCTGGAGTGCCTCTTCCGCCTTAAACTTAGCGGCGAAGTAGGTCCCGGTCCTGGTGAACTCGTCGGCTGAATCGTACAACATGGTCGACGCTTCGTGCATGTCCTGCAAACGCTTCGGGAGCTTGGCGAGCAGCGCCCGAGTTTCCTCGTCGGCAGAGAGCAGCCCACCAGAATACTTGTTGATGACCCGAGCTGCTATGGCTTCGGCCTTGCCTTCCTTAGTTAGAGCGTAGCCAATCGCCTCGTTGAACCGAGGACCATGGTAGAGCGGATAGGACATAACCCAAATGTCCTTTGCGTTACGCAAGGCGAGGGCTGGTCTGAAACCCATCGTGCTCGAATAGACCAAGCTGGTCGTCCAATCGACGAACCGATCGGCGAGCGATGATTTGCCTTCGCGAGTCATGGAGTGAGGTAGCTTGTCCATGATCGACTCGAACATGGCCTTCATTGCCACACGCTGCTCGGCAAACTCGTATCCGCCCATAGCCTGGAGCATGTTCGCTAGAGGCAATGCGAGGTTGGGACTCTTCGCCGCGACCATGCGAACCATCTCGCGGGCCTCGTCCTGAGCCTGCTTCATGAACCGATTTTTGGCGCCAGCTCGGAGATACTGCACGGCCACACCGAACGCGTCCTTGTTGTAAACGTCGATGAGGCCCTCTCTGATATGGTCAGAGACCCAATCTGTCCCACGCGGAACAGTTTGGCCCTTGCCAACCATCTGAGCCATGAAGTCCTGGAAGCTGGTTGGGTTCCCAGACTGCACAGCCTGTCGATAATGCGGCATGTAGTTCTCCACGAATGGAGCCCCAACGCCGAGTGCCGGATAGGCTGCATCGTACCACTTACCCAGCTCTTCCGCTGCCCGAACTTCTCGCGGCGACATCTGCTTCGCCAGCTCTATCCGGCCGACAGCGTCCGCCTCACGAAAGTCGGTGATGAGTTCTTGGTTGGCCTTCGGTCCCGCCAACTTGATGATCTTCTCCAGCGGCATGACACCTTCAGGGAGCTTGCCACCAACCCCCTTGAACCACAGCGCCTCGAAGTTAGAGCGGGCCACCTTCTGGCTCTGCATGTTCGAGGCCGCTTTGTACATCTCGGTCCCGAACTTCTTGTCCAGATCGCGCATCAGCGGAATCATGGGCTTCAATGCCAGCTGAGAGGTGGTCGGACCCGCGTCCGCCGGCAGTTGACCCATCGTCGCTTCCATCCGCTTCCAGTCGATCGGAAGCATTTCGTTCATCCTCGGCGGCGGCCCTCCCCCACCGATGTATCCCATATTGCGATCTGGCCCGAGCAGCCGGGTAATCTCGTCCGAACCCAGCTCGGCCATTGGTGAAGTGTCTTTGCGGACCCATGCGAGGGCGGATTTGAGGTCCTTGAAAAGCATGGGCTCAGCGCCCCCTTCGTTAGCTTTCGCAAGGCGAATCTTCCCGCCCTTCATGTTCTCCGCGATGTAACCGCGAGAGCTGGCAAACGACTCGAACTCCCGGTACTTGGTGATTTCCTGCGCCCAACCCTTCGTCATGGCAAGGCGCATCTTCGCCAGCGACTGCCGTTCTCCGTCGGTGAGATACGAGGCGAACAAGTTCGACCCTCTGTATTCGCCTTCGAGGGAACTGGGTAGGATAGTCAGGTTCTTCTCGTGAACCACGACTTCCGATCCGGTCATCGTCTCCTTGACCTTGATCCCCTTCGCATCTCGGCCGAGGATTTCCGCCGCGGAACCATCAGGTAGAATCGCAGCTTGACCACGGAAGATACCCTCCTTGCCGTACTGCATCGCCATGTCAGGCGTGATGGAATTGCTGATCGACTGTGGCTTGATCATCTGAGCCACATGATCCTGCACCACGGCGCCCAACGGAGTCTGGAAGGTCTTCTCGGTTTGCCCACGAGCGATCGTCACCTCTTCGAACTTCATGGTGTCAATCGCCTTACCGAGCGAACGAAATTGTTCCTTCGAGAGATTCGGCGGTAATGTCACATGGAGCGTATTGTTTTCACCGATCTCCATACGGACCAAATTGCCCAGATGCTGCAAGGACAGATCGCCTCGACCAACGCCGTTCACCACCGGCTTCTGCATCCGCATCTTCTCGATCATGGCGCCAGTGTTCAGACCACCACGGATCGGTGTACCATCAGCGAGAATGAAGGCCTCGGTCGTCTTCGGAGCTGTGACGCTCTTGGACGCCTCGGTCGCCATCTTCTTAAGGGTGTTGGTCAGCTTGACCGTGTTCGTTCCAAAAACATTCTTGTTGCCGAATTCGGGGTAGTTGTAGACTGGACGCCCAATCATGTAGTCATGAACGCCAGCAGCCGCGGTGGGAATCTTCGCCACCGTGAGTTTTACCCCGAGACGTTCCTGGGCAGCCAGCAGCGCGGCGTCATGCTTGACACCGGTCACGATATTGATGCCACCGGGATTCTGTCTGAAAATCCCCGCCAACAGACGCCCATCCAACTCGATGTCGGAGGCCAGATCAACCTTGGCAACCGCCTTGTCCAGCTCACCAGCCTGTCTAAGCTGGATATCCATCGGTCCTTCGTTCACGATCGGACGGCCAGCTGGCTTGCCGCCACCCGGAATTACCGGTCCACCGGGCTTCTTCGGAATCTTGGGCTCGGGGTTGAACTCGCTGCCATCCGCATTGAACAGCTTATCCCGCAGCATCCGGTCCCGAATCGCTTCCTTCGGAACGTCTTGTGGGTAAGCAGAAATTGGACCGCTGATATCGTTGGCATACTTCAACGCAGCCTTGTGTGCTGGCGTGTCAGCGAACGCAGTCCCTTGGATTTCTTGGAGCAATTCGTGTGCCGACTTGGTACCTTCGGGCTGAGCAACGATCCGTCTGGCGACTTCCTCGGTAGCCGCAGCCTGAGCCAAGGGATCAGCAGACCGGTTGAGCATCTCGGACTGAACTCTCCGCTGGAACTCTTCCGGGCCTACTCGCTTGATGGCGTTCTTCACCGCCTCGACGGTCGGTACCTGAATGCTTGCCGCATCTGGCAGGTGCACCGCAGCGTCGGGCTTGATGAAGAAGCCACTGTTGGCTAGATCACCCTGCCCGCGCATAACTTCGGCCACTGCCTTCGATGCCGTCGGAGCCGCCCCAGATGCCCGAATCTCGTTGGCTATGAACTGCTCCCTCGATAGCTGGTCGGCAATGACCTCAGATGCCTCCTCGTTGAGCGCGACCTTCCTGAGATTCGTGAGGAAGTGCTTGGCGACTGCGTACTTCTCGCCGATTTGACCAGGGCTAACGCCGGCCGCCGTGAGACCTTGCCGAATAGAATTGATGGTCTCGTCACTAAGATGGACCACAGCCAGCGTTCGAGCCCGGTTATAGCCTGCTGCAATTCCCATGAACATAGGGCCCATGACGCCGCCCACAACTGCACCGCCCATACCGAGAGCAAGACGGTCCGGTACGCCCATCTCCGCCAGAGGCTTGGCAATCTTGCTCGAAGGGTCAAGCCAGCTATCCTGGATTTCTCCGGTGACAGGGTCTCGAGCCAGACCATCAGTGCGGAGAGCGTCGATTCCACCATTGACCAGAGCTCCGAGACCTATCTCCTTCAGTCTCATGGGGATAAACTCGAGCGCCCGAGCTGCGATAGGAACCTTCCCCACGAAGCTCAGGCCCCGCATCAGTCCATACCCTTGCAGCATGGTGGTGCCCAACGCCGACAGAATCTTGATCGGGATTTGAGCACCAGCCGTAATCGAGTCCATCGTTTGGGGATCCGCACGTTCGCCGTAGGGGCTCGGTGCAATGCCCAAAGTGAGGTCATGCCCCACCTGCATCGCCATGATTGGCACCTGCATAGCCGTCGTGGCGATCTTGTTGCGCCAACCTTGCGTGTTCTCCTTCGCCACCTGGATCGCCCGCTGGTGACGCGCCTGGGCGTCGAACTCGTTGGCGATCGTAGTGACATCGGACGGGGAAAAGACCGGCGGTTGGGGCGGGGTGGGAGCAGCAGGTGGACCAGCAACCGGAGCCACCGTACTTTCGCGAGGAGCCATCACTGGCGCCTGAGTGCCCGAAGGACGGTTCTTAGCTATGTCCGCTTCCATGCGCGCCCGAAGGGCCGGCGGAATTGAACCTCCGCCAGGCCCATCGAGGATCGCTTGAAGTCTTTCCCAGTCGACTTCTGGCTTGACAGAAGGTGCCATTTACTGCGCCGGTGTCTGGGGAGCGTTGCCCATCTGCAACGTCTGGATGTAGTTCATGATCGCCTGCTGATCTTCCGTAGAAAGCTGCGGAGCCGGTGGCTTCCCTGTCGTGGGGTCTGTGAGCATTCCCGCCGCAGCAGGGACGTTACCCACTGGTACCGGTCCAGTAACTCCACTGACAGGTTTGACAGGACCCACAGGCGCAGAGGTTGGTGCGAGGGCAGGCTGCGGTCCCGCCATGTTCTCCGCAGGAACGTCGCGGCCCCACGGAATGTTAATACCTGTCTTAGGGACTCGACGAAGATTCGCCTGATAAACCTCATCCCATTTCCTCATACCTTCAGGATCGCTCGGCATGGGGCCGACCTGCGACAAGGTAGCTGCTCTTGCCGCCGCATCAGCGAGGGTGTTACGAACCGACACCATCGTGCGCGGGTCGACGCCCGGCTTGGTGATGTAGTCCGCTGTGGTACGAAGCGCCTGGATCGTCGGGTCACCTTTCTGCAACTGCTCGCCGATCGCGGCGTTGTAGTAGGCGGCCACACCGTGGTCGTAGACTTGCGCGGCGCCTTCCAGTCCCTTGGGAAGCGGCGTGCCTTCCTCTCGGGACTTCATGATCGCTAGAACCTGCAGCGGGGTGAGCACGCCCTTGAAGGTTCCCTTCGAGAGCTCCGTTGCAACCTCGAGCCGTGCCTTGTGGGTCGCCAACGCGAACTGATCGGTGGTGTCCTTGTTGGTCCAGAACGCCCTGGTCCAGTTCGAGAAAAGCTCCTGAATCCCCATTGCCGTACCCGCCAATACCGTGCCTAGATTCAGGTCGTTCTTTCTGAGGAACTCATGGATCGGTGCATTGGGGTTCGTCACCGCATCCACTGCCTCACCGATCGAGGCAATAGCAAGGCGATTGCGAAGCTCGCCGGATTCAACTTCGGTAGCTGTTGTACCCAGCGACTGCTTCTGGCCATACGCTGCCCGGACTTCCGGCTTGGCAGTACGCCATGCGTTCAGCCCTTCCTCGACAGACTCGGCGACGCTCTGTGCCGTGTGCTGCTGAGTCACCTGCTGCGTCTCGGTCGCCCCGCGCATGGCTTCCAGCCCCTTCATCGTCGTAGGCCCGGCAACACCGGACTGATTCGACAACGAGGTAGCTACGATGTCCAGTTGCTTCATCGGCTCGAGCTGCTTCAGGTAGTTCACCGTGTACCGATCAACCACGTCCTTCGATGTCTCGGTCTTGAGAACTCTCGAGGCATCGAACGGCGTATCCTTTCCGAACAACTCCGAAAACTGCTTCGGCGACATGCCTACCTGCCCCACGGTTGCCCCGGGAGCAGCCCCGGCAATCTGCTGCTGACCCTGCCGGGCACGCCGCTCCTGCGCTCCTTGGATCATCTGGAACGCCATACGCAGCATGGCATCATTGCCGCCATTGTCAAGAATCGGCATCGTTATCTCACTTGGCCTGCTTCATCCCGTACCCTGCCATCAGGATCGGGGCGAGCTGGTTGAGAATGCTGGGGTTGTACTGCTGAGCCCCTGTGCCGCCGAGGAAGCTGAGCAGGTTCGGCATGTTCGACTGCTGCTGTTGCCAAGCTTGGTATTGCCTGGTCAGATCACCCTGCTGCTGGTTCTGCATGGTGGTGTTCATACCCAGGTTCGCCTGCGCCAGCAACTGCGGTAGCTGAGCGATCTGGCTGTACGCTCCGGGCTGAGCCAGCGCCGCTTGCGTGGCGTTGTTGTTCTGGTTGTTGAAGATGCTGGCCAACACCCCGGCGTTCTGACCCTGGGCGTTGAACAGGCTACTCAGACCAGAGATACCCTGGCCCGCTTGCTGGTTGATAAGCTGGCCAGCAGCCTGTTGCGAGCCCGTGTTGATATTACCCATCTGACCACCGATACCGCCCAGAGCTTGGAGTGCACCCAGCGCCGTATTGTTTCTAGTATTGGCGATCTGGGGGGCAAGCTGAGCCAGTATTCCCTGTAGATTACCCTGGCTTTCGGCGACCGCCTGTCCAACCCCGGCGTTGAGGTCCGTCGAATTACGTAGGCCGTTGAAGCTGAACTGCTCCCGCATGTCGCGGACACGACGATCCAGGGCCGGTTGCTGAGCCTGCGCGATCGCACTTCCAATCGAATTAAGGTCATTGCCTTCTCCACCGGACAGCAGAGCGCCGGCTTGTCCGGAGTTGAAGAGCTGGCTTAGCTCAGCAACGCCCGGTCCGGAATTGTTCATGTTGAGGAGGTTGCCGATCGCCGGATTGTTCTGGCCGATCAGCTGTTGGATTTGCTGCGCGTACTGGTCGTTCTGCCCGCCTTGCCCGAGGAGTTGCGCGATTTCCGGTGGAAGGTTGAATCCACCTCCGGCGATCCGATTAATATTTGCCAGGGAACCCTGGCCCTGATCACCGCCGAAGAAGTTAGCCAACGCAGAATTTGCGCCACCAACCGCATCAAGTTGGCCTTGATTCGCGCCGGCATTCAGCTGCCCTCCGTAGGCAGGTCCCATCATCTTGGTGACGAAGTCGGCGAAGTTGCCGCCCGCCATTGCGCCGCTGAGCATGCCGCCCAGATCGTTCGCACCCTGCTGTCTCGGGTCGTTCAACGCCTTGGGATCGGTTAGCCCTGAGAACAGCTTTCCGATTCCACTGATCGGGTTGCCACCACCGGCCAATGCCGCGCCGGCGAGACCAATGTTCCCGAGTGTACTACCATTGTTCTTGATCCAGTTCCACAGACCACCTGCTTGATCACCGGCAGGAAATCCGAAGCCTTCGTCGGCATGGTTGAGCGTATCGCCCCCGCCACCGAACAGGCCACCGATGCCCCCGGTCAGCGCACCCCAGGGACCACCAGAGACTAGGCCACCGACTGCACCTTTGACGGCGCCGCCGATTTTCTTCCCTACGCTACCCATTCTGCCGCCTCCTTATCGAGGACGCTGAGGACGAGGGCATCAAACCATATGCCCCCGTATTGCTTGGCTTCACGCAGCCTACCCTCTTCACGGAAGCCGATCTTCTTCGCCTGCCGAATGACACCGCCGAAGTGCAGCGGGATTTCAGCCCGCAATCTGTGGAACCCGAACTGCTTGAACAGGGCCTTAATCGCTGCCTTAAATACAGGGCGACGAATCCCGGCTTTGGCATCCCACACCATCGCGTGCCACGTGGCTTCAATCATGACCCCGCGATAGCTTGCCATCACATCTGTGAGGTACATCAATCCGACCACTTCTTCTTTCTCGGTGTCGATAATCTCGAACCAGAGAGCACCTGCATTGAGCACAAACTGGAGGAATCCCATCGGGCTCTTGTCCAGTTCGTCCGAGAAGATTGGGAACTTACTGATCCTGTCCCAATAGGATTCGATCTTTGCCAGGTCCCAGCTCATGGCGCGGATAGCGTAGACACGCCCATCGTCGCCGACTGCTTTCACCAGCTCAAGCATTGCCTCTTCCCCTCGGACGTAGGGTTGCTTCGATCTGAGTTACCGCGAGAAACCCGGTAAGTGGTCTAAGACGGATTTGAATGCTTCGACCAACAACACGGTGATCGTCCACCACAAAATCGTCACCAGTGCCAGTAGCCGGTAGGCTGTAGACTTTCTCGGCCTGATACGTCTTTCCCGCATCGGTTGAAACGGCCACGGCAACCGTAGATAGCGAACGAGCCGAGTAATGTAGCCGGATTCTGTCGAGTTCGACCTCTTGTCCCTGGAAGAGGAAGTTCTTCGACTCCCATCTTCCGTTGGCGGCGACCAGTGAGGTGTCAGTTTGCCATACTTGCCCATTGTCGTCTCCGAATAGGATTCGATCCGGTCCGTAACTATTGCCCCAGTCATTCACTCGGACAGTGATCGTATCCACTATGTCGGTGATGGTGTTTACGATGGGGTCGTTAGTTACTCCCAGATACCCATACCCGAAAGAATAGGTATTCGGCGGGAGGGTTTTCTTCCTCCAAACCAGACGTTGGGTCCGCGCATATTCACGGACATTGAACACATAGGCGTATTCTAGCACGTCGCCGCCAGACGTGGGGAATGCTAGGTAATACTCCTGTTGGTTCTCATCGAATGCTCCGACGACCTTGCTGCGGTCAGACACGCCATCGCGTAGGAACTCGTAGATGGGCAACCCGACAGGGTTACAATTCGCCCCGTCGAAGTTATATACCATGTAGTCATACCCCAAAAAGTAATCGCCGTTGAGCAATCCGCCGTTGGCAATACTATAGGGTGACTCTGTCCCGTGGGTGAAGTCGACCGTTGTGAACCTGAACGGTGCATCTCCTACTCCCGTGAGCATGGCCAGCTGTATCGACCGCTGTCGGTAGATCACGGCACCGCGCTGCAAGGTGCTCAGCCCGGTGATGTAATTGGCCGATCGGCTATACCCTTCGACAGGCGGCTCGGCAGAACCTGCGCCTAGCAGAGGGTCGGTCCACTCTTGGATATCGCCGTCAGCACTCCATGCAACAAGATTAGGATTGGTGTCCGCTCCAACCTTGATATAGGCTGCGAGCAGTCGGGTTCCAATCCTGGTGATGAACTTGGCGATCGGCGCGTCTGCCGACAAATTGCCGACGGCGTTGACGTCCACTCCGTCCCACATCTGCAAACGGTCGATCGCATTTGCTGCCACGAACATGTTGTAGGCTACTGCCGTATAGTACCGATCGAGCACCGTCCCCGTCGGTCCACCAGGCAGCGTGAGCCAGTTCGCCCCGTTCCAGCGGTCCCAGCCTGTCGGACGAAGTCTCATGGACTTCTTCGCCTCTCCGAACTTGTCGAAGTTGGCGATCGACATGATCCGCTTTACATCGGGACCAGCATAGGGCGTGCTAAAAACACTCACCCCGAAGTCAGTGGACACGCCGCCGTTGGCGAACCGAACGTCGCTGGCGTACGTGGCTTCACCTTCATCGAGCTGAGTTGCCCCCATCGAGGCATTCAGGCCGCTCTTATTCAGGTTGATCAAAATCGCCTGCTCCTGAATCGGACGAGACGGCCCGATGCCTTGCCCATACCTGCTTGGGTGTACTCGCACTCCTACTCCTTTTTGAGGCTATCCAGCCACTCGATCGTGTTGTCGGCTAGAACCACGGCGAAACGGGTCCAAGGAATCTTGTCGACCGTATCGCGGAGGAGCGTGAACTCACCTTCTTCGAGCTTCAACTCCCGAGGCTCGGTCGGGTCGAACTGGAACTTAGCCAACACCTTCTCGTCCTCGAGTGGTGCTGCAATGGACTCCAACTTCTCGAGGACCCGTCGTGCAACTCGGCGAGCTTCACGGGCATAGCCTTCAGGGTTGACGAGCATAGCGCCGTAAAGAATGTCCCACCGTTCTTGTCCTTCCTTGCCTTCGAATGCGAGGGTTCGCATTGGTCTCCTACGCGACGTAGTAAGGGATTTTGAAGTTCGTGGCTCCGAGGTAAATCGGGATATAACCTCGGGGCTGTGCCGGAAGCGCCGAGACACCACCACCTCCGTATGTGTTGGCTGTGGTGGAAGTATTACCACCTAGCGACAGGTAACCAGCTGCCACCGCGACAGCCGAACCCGCAACATCCAGACGACCATCGAACTGTGCGTTGCCGGTGAACACCACACTGCCGGCGTTGTCCAGGATCATCACGTCGACCGTTGCAGCTGCATTGGTGATGCGGAATCCGGACGCAGAAGCTGGGATCTTAATGTACGACCAGGGCGTAGCTCCTGAGTAGCGCGCCAGGTTCAGCTTCTTGCTCTGGTCATCTGCGAGTGACAACCCAATCGAGTTGATGCCGTTGACGTCGAAGGTGACCGGGGTAGACGCGGCAACGTTGAAGGAGAAGATATTCGCCTTCGCCGAAATGAAGGCGTTGTACGTCACGTTGTCCGTGAACTGCAACGTGGTATCGGCACCACTCCCCTGTGACGAGAGCCGGAGAAGGATATTGTTGTATAGGACCCCCGACGATGCCGCAGCGTCTAGTACCGTAAACGCCGCGCTGGTCATCTGCCCAACACCAGAACCCTTCGTGAACTGGGCGATCTTGTCCAGCGAAATGCTGGTCTCTGCGTCAACGTGGGTGATCGCAGCCGACACGTAGATGCCGGCGACATCGCCGCTGTTGCCTGCATTGCGCCAGTTGATGCCGAAACCGTTGGCAAGTCTTACCGAGCCTGTCGCGGCAACGGTGCCACCCACCGCAAGGAATCCAGTCGCCGACAGATTCACTGCCGTGAACGTACCTGGGCACGTGACGTTCAGGGTACCCGTCAAGATTCGGATGACAGGGCTCCCAGAATTGTTCGTGAGCACCAGATCGTAGGTCGCGCCGGTCGTCCCCGACAGGATCAATCCGTTCGTGGCGTCCTTGTACACCTTCGCCGACGCATACGTGCCATTGCCACTCAGGGCGAACCCGAGCGACGAGGTGACTAAACCGAAGGTCACGTTGCCCGCTGTGCCGCTGAGCGGAATGTAGCCCAGCTCTACGGCGCCAGTCGCCTTCAGATGGAACAACCGCTGCGTGTCGGTCGTGATGGCAATACGCCCATCTTGCAGCGTCAAGGCAGCAACACCAGCTGCCGTCACTGCGTAGGCTCGAGCAGAACCTGCCTTCACGATACAGGTCGCACCGAACGAGGCCGACTCGTAGATTCCCGAATTGGGATTCGCCGGGTCACCCTCTAGGCGCTCTCTGATCGCCCTCTTGGCTTGCCTCTGGTAATCATCGAGCAGGGACCCTGTAATGACGGAGCCATCTGGGTCCGACTCGATCCAGCTTTCGGTGAACGCCATTATGCCGCCCGAATGTTGGTTGGGATTGAGTGCAGGTAGTGCAAATTTTGCGCAGGTATGTAATAATGCTTCGCCTCGTTCACCTTCTTGTTCCTGGTGAACTTCACCGACTCGATGTGTGGGCCATCACCGAAGCTTGCCCCAGAGTGCAACCGGGGATGGGCTTTGATGGCATCGAACAATCGGCTCCATGCAGGATTAGACCAGTCCCAGTTCATCTGGAGACCAGCCTTTGCCGAGTTGCCATCAAGGACCACGTCGATCGCTTCACCGATGTTGTGAGGGCTCAGACCACCAGGCGCTGCACGAGGACCGCCCTGCTGGTAAATCTTGTAGAGCCGGTCGCTCTCCTCGACTGATCTGAACCCACACGTGACGTACCAAGTATCTGGCAGGGAAAACAGGAGCGCGTCGACATCCAGAAAGAACTGGACCTCGAGACCAACCGGAGATGCCTGCCAGATAACGCTCATTGGTGTTCTCTCCTACGGTCTATGCCGTCCCATTTACCTTCCATACGAGCTACGCCTTCGCGTACATGGGACAATTCGTTCGTAAACTTTTCCATCGCGGATTCAAACCTACGACCGAAGTTCTCGTTACCAGACTTGATGTCGTTCAGGATCCGAGTCAGTTCCGGAATCTGGTTTGTGAGCTCCGTTAAACGCTTGAGTTCGGCCCCACGAGACTTGATGCCTAACTCTGCGAGGTCCATTCGCCCAAGTAAGTCATCCGTTGCATCAGCCAAAACGTCTTGCCTCGCATGGCGTTCTTCCAAACACTTCTCGATCACCCGGGTCATTACTGGAATTCCCTGGCTCTCGTCGCTTATCACCGAGAACAGAAAACTCCGAAAATTCGGTATTCCCCACTTGATCAGGAGCGCCCACATTCCTCCGACTGCCATGAACCCAACTGCAAACTTGGTGGTCTGATCCCAATTACCGCCAATCATCATGGGCCAATTTCCCCTCTGGCTATGCCGGCGTCTATCAGCGCCTTTACATTCTGTGCCAGCTCCGGCAAGGTGACGGTAGCGGTGTTGAATCCTCCCATACTGCTGGTTCCTGAAACTGCGTACCAACCTACCTGTGTTGCCAAGTCGAGCGAAAGCTGGGCGAAATCCTCAGCCAGCTGCTGAAAGAGTACCCTCTTGAGGGCCTCGTCCGGCGCCCCTTGACCGAGTTCACCAAAGACTTTAGCAATCCGACTTAGCGTGTCGGAAGTGCTCATCGGATCTGAGCATCATAGGCACTTTGTATCGCCGAGATGCCACCTTCCGGGAACTCCTGCAGGTCCTCAGCCATCACCCTGCTTCTCACTGCACCGAGGAACAGGTTGTAAATGTTCTGGACCCGATCGTGTTCACCATAGGCGATATGTCCGCGATACAACGCGCCGCGAAAAAGGATTTCGTCCCAGTCCTCGTCGAAGATGGTAACGTCGGCCGGGTTCGTCAGCTTGGTCAACTTGCTCCAATAGTCGAACTCGATCGAGGTAGCCGTCCCGTCCGGCGATGGCCTTACCCAGAGCTTCTTCTGGAAAAGGTGATATGCGCCGACAACCCCTCGGTTGTTCGAGAGGTCGTAGCGATCCGATCGCAGGTAGTTGGTCCTTGTCTCGTTCACCAGAATTCCACCGAACCGATCCTGCGGCGTGATGATTCTCACACCATCATCGGTCAGCGCCCTAAAATCCGCCGGCATGTCATAGGACCGCTGACCTGCCACCGTCGCAATCGTTCCGACCTTCTGCAATTCGGGAAACTTGAACGCGTACCCGAACTCGTACAGGGAATTGTTAATCCACCGATCGAGTCGGTTCGCGTCGACGTTCGGCCGCCCAAGCGCGTCCTTCAAGTCGTCCCGGAAATTTTGGAGCGTCATTACGCCCATGTCTATGGCTCCAGTCTGACGGACACACAATGGGCAGGCCCGACAATCTCGGCCTGTGCTATCGAACCCTTTGCAAGTGGGCTTTCAAGAAGATACTCGGCGTTCTCGTCCATCTCGACCATCTTTACGCCGTCCGTATAGAGGTTGATCTTACCGCCAGGCAAGAGCCCCTCTACTACCACTGTTTTAAAAGGTACCCGGAGTGGTACCTTCGGGCCCATCCCCTCAGAGGACCGTTGTAGTAGTAGAGGGATACTCATTAGATGCCCTTCTCTTCGTCGGTACGTGGCGGATGCGGCGTTGCTACTGCCGGAGTGAATACGGCTGCGATTGCCGAGAGGGCGAGGACGACTGTCGACCACTTCTGCGGCAGGGCGGCCGTGACCTGAGGGCTCGTCACGATACCTACCACGACGCCCACAGCCGGTGCAAGTGCTTTCCAACGAATACGCATCAGGTCTCCTTGAAGAGGACGGCCCGGACAGCACAGTCCTTGGATTCCAGGAGCTTCCGTAGAGCGACGGTGCGCTCCGGGTTCCGTGGCAAATCGGTCACGATCTTCTGTGCCAGCTCGCCGAACGGCTTGGAAATGACCTGGAGATTCTCGGGCAGGTGCTCGTACCGGAAGAACTGCAAGAGCGGTTCCATACTACCTCTAGGTGAAATTTTTCAGTCTGCCGGGAGAAGAGGGTGCCAAACTAGACCCTGATCCCGGTACTAGCCGCGGCTGGGCTTCTTCGCGTAAAGGACGCAGAGAAGCTGACCGGCTGTGCTCGAACCGCCCAGATTGCTGATCTGGAGGGCTACGGTGCACTTGCCAGTCCCGCCCATCGCCGTCAGGAATTCGGACGTGATGTCCGTTCCCGGAGCGAATGTGGCGGTCGTGAAGCGGGAGACGCAAATGACCTCGTCGCCCACCCCGATCGTGCCGGCCGGGCAAGCGAGAACGCCAGCGGCACCGCCTGCCACGTACATGCAGGCAAGATCGCCGGGCTTCCCGCCCAACCGCGAAAGAGGAGATTCGGCTGGCATCTCAGATCAGCCGGTGCTCCCGTCGATCCCGCGCCAGTCGAACGCCGCGGTGCCGAAACGGAAGAAGTTGAAGAAGGATGCCACGCGAGCCTTCTTGTTGTAGTCCCGATCCATCTCCGGCCGCTGACGCCAGAAGAACATCAGCTTGTGGTTGGGAGCCTGGGTCCACCACGCCGTCGTGCTCGTGAGGTACGGGCTCGTGACCACAGACAGCCCAGACCGCCCAGCGTTCAGGACGTTCGGGGTGTTGTCAGCCGTGTACGGCTTGTTCGTCGCGCCGAGAATCTCGTTGGCGATCCAGGAGAGCTGGACCGGAACGATCAGCTTGGACGGGGTCTGGCGGACACGCAGACCACGCTCGTTCACCATCAGCATCTGCCGCTCGAGGCTCGCCTGCAGCGAGGTGAAGCTGAGCGCCTGGGCAGCCGCCGGAGCGTTGCCGTAGGTACCCGAACCCGCCAGGGTGTGCGCCGAGTTGACGATGCTCAGGGCGTCGTACGACTTGGTCGTGGTGAAGCTGCCGTTCAGCAGCGCCCACGCCTGTCTCTCCTCGGTGTCGCGCCCAGACTGCGCGAGGAGCTGCGAGGCCGGCTTGCCGACCACGTTGTACAGGTCGTCGTCCATCACTTCCTGCGACAGCTCGTAGCCGAGGCCGTAGGAGACGATGGTCATACGGACCGTGCCCACCTGCAACGGACGATCCATCGCGACATCCACCGACTCGGGCTTGACCGGGGTTGTACCCAGCCCGCTCGTGATCAGGACGTCCTCGTACGCCCGACCGGTGGAGTCGATCTTGAAAACGTCCGGGTACGTGGCAGGCAGCTGCTCGTACTCGTTGACGTAGGCGGCAAACAGGCCGGGAGCGATGATCCGGTCGAATGCGCCGCGAATGACTGCCATTGATTTTTCCTCCCTGGTGAAATCGAAAGGTCGTGCAAACTTTGCACTACCCTACTGCACTTACGGCGCGGGCTGCCTGTTCGCTGCGAGAACCGAAACCTCGACCCGGTTGGTGTCCGTGTCGACCTGGTGGACGTACACGCGAGCGGTACCGCCCGTCTTGGTGAAATCGACGTACCAGATACCGTCCGCGTCCTTCGTCACGCCGTAGTTCACACCGCTGTTCGCCGAGGTCGGCGCAGCAGAGGTGGGGAACCACCAGCGCGTCTGCTCCGTCGCCCTGGTCACGATGATCTTGTTGACCGCGTCGACCGGCTCCTTACCTGCCGGCTCTTCCGCGACCCCATAGATCACCGCAGGGTCTGCCCCGCACTCGGCAATATTCGCCGAGCCGTCCCGAAGGACGAGTGCACCGGTCTTGAAAGTCTGGGCAGCCGCCAACGGCAGCATGATGTTGTCCAGACGACCGGCGCTGACGACTGCCGGAACTCTCACTGTCAGCTACCTCCCTCAGGATTCTTTATCAGGCTGGACGGAGTGAATCTCCTCCCGAACCTTGATCTGGCCGAATCCTTTCGCCTGATCAGTAGAACCATCAGAAAGCTTCACCCTGTTGTTGTCCAGGGCATCTTCGAACGCTGCCTTCGGTGCCTGAAGGTCCGCATGCGCCGCATCGGCATCCTGTCTTGCATAGGCTTCGTGCGTCGCCACGTCTGCGTGCATCAGGACCAGGTCGCCACGCCGAATTAGCCCAGACTTCGGCGCGCTCTCCGTCTTGTCGCCCAGATCATCGTAGTTGGCGAGCTTCCAACCCATCCCCTCGCGCATGATGACCTGATCCTCACCGTTGTCCGAGTTCGGCTTGTAGAACTCCCACCGCGCACGTCTGCCCGGGTTTTGTTCCTCGAACCTCTTGGCGAGCGTGTCGAGGCTGGCGTTCAGCATCCCACGCTCGCGCACCGCGGCGAACTGCTCCGCCGACTTCTTGCCCGTGACCGCGGTGTCGCTCGTCGGGACGCGTGGTCCGCGGTCGTTGTCGAATTCTACCATGTTACTTCTTCTCCGTTGTTCTCGGCGCGTCACCAGGGACACGCATCTGGTAGCCCTTCTCCATCTTCTCCTGAGCATCCAGATAGGCCTTGATCGGGTCCGCCGATCCACGGAACATCACGCGAGCGACCTGCTCTTCCTCGGACGAGAGCTTCGGACGCTCCGTCTCTTCCTTCTTCGTGCTGGGCTGCCGAGTCGTGGGGGGCTTGTCCCTCTCTCCCTTGATACGCGCGGCTTCCTTCGCTCCCAGAACGGAGAAATAGGTGTTCGCCAGCACCTGCTCGTTGATCTGGTTCGCCGGCACATTCGCCAAGACACGGTCGATGTCAGCCTCGTGCTTGTCGAAGTCGGGCAGCTGGCGTCGCAGGGACTCCTTCATCCCGGCATTCGCCCGCTTGCCGATGTCCTCGATCAGACCCCCATAGTTGCGCTGGGTAATGTCTCTCACAGCCCCGATCGGATCGAACTTATCCGACGTAGGGTCGAACCGATCCCGCACCGTCTCGTTCGACAGCTCCGGCTCAGGCGTCGGTGTAGGAGCCTGCGGCGCCGCTTGACGCTCGACCGGCTGACGCAGTGCCGTGAACAGAGACTCGAAGGTCTCGTTCAACTGCTCCGGCGTCATACCGCGAAGCATAGGGTTCAGCTTTTGTCGGTCAAGCCCATCCGCTCCCGGAACCGTTCCAGCCGGCTGCTCGCTTCCTGCAGGTTCACCACCGGGTCCCCTCCCCTCGTCTGTCCCGTCAGGAGGAGCGTCCGTTCGGCCTTGGCCGTCATTTCCTTCAGTTGCGCTTGTGCCCATTCTTCGTCTCCTATCTCACTCTGGCTAATGAGTACCTCAAGAAGCTGCCTAGTCTTGAGGTGTCCTTGAAGGTACCCGTTGCGGTACCTCCATTCTTCTGGCGTCTCAGCGGCGAGAAGCCATTCGTGGCTTTGTTCCGTTACCTCGTCCAGCCGCATTGAGTAAAGCTGCCATCCCAGCTGATCCCTCAGTTTCTTGAGGTGCTCCGCCTGTTGGCTGCTGACCGTTACTTCCAGGGTTTGCTCCGGCTCGACCCCCGGCAGCTTCAGCTTGAGCACCCGCTTCTGCTCCAGCCAAACCGCCAAGGTCCTCTGGCGCTGGTAGGATTCGCGTGAGGACATTAAGTACAGACATAGCCTCGTCAACATTCTGGCTATCACTGTATTGCATAACCTTCTTCCACGGCTCGCGAATTGCCTGAACCAGCTCATGAGCAATAACTCCTGCGGCTTGGGGGTTCGCCATCGTGCCTAGTTGCATGAACTGCTGGCCCATCTGGACCACCATATTCATGACCGCGACCGCGGATTGGAATTCCACCTCTCGGTTCACCGAAGAACGCGTGGAGAGGGTCTGCACCTTCACGTTGCCAGGAGCGAATGTCTCAGGATTCGACAATCCTTCCTCAACGATCGCGCCACGATCACCCAGCCATTCCTCGGCGAGGCCATTCGTGCCGTAATCGCTCATGAGGTCCGTGCAATGCACCGCGATTTCTCGGATACTCTTGCGGATGGACTTGATTGGCTTGTCGAACCGACGATTTGCCTCTTCCAGCATGGACAGTTGAGCCGTGGCGGTCGTTCTCGTCACCGGCTGCCCCTGTCCGTTGATGTTGTCGCCGACTCCGGAGATCTCCTTCGCGTATGTCTGGGCTATCTGCTCGTTGTTGACCGTCGAGGGGTAGATTTCGCCCAACCGGAGCGTCCCTACGTCCTCTTGGTCAGCCTTCACGATCTTTCCTGACCACAATCGGTCGCCTGGACTCAACCCTCGGATCAATTTCTTGACCAGAATGATCTGAAGGTTCGCCACCGTCGCATTGTCGATGCGCTGGTTGTGGATCGTGGAGATTTCTTCCTGCAGGTGCTCGAGCATCTCAGCCATGCCCTCGCCATAGAGGCGATGCGGTACACGAATGTACCTGAAAATGATCCACGGACGACGCCCATTGCGGAAAGTGTTGAACTTCCGACGCAAAAGGGTGTTTGATTCCCAGTGGAAATACACTAGGATCTCTTCGTCGAGGCCATCTCCATCCACGTCCCAGCGGAGCGACAGCTCGAACAGCCGGTACACCTGCCAGTCCATGGGCTCACGGTTCTCAAGCGCCTGTTGGTCGCGCTCACTTTCCGAAACGTCGCTCAGGGACTCGGGCAGCTTCCAAATTTTGTTGATGTCCTGCGGGTTCAGGTCACCTGCAAGCGCCATGTCCTTGATTTCGGACCACGTAACGCGGATTTCCTTTCCGCACCACGGCGCTTTCTGAATGTCTTGGTAGCCAATGCGGCACCAAAAGTCTTCGATAGGAAAATGATAGACGACCGGCCCATTGTAAATCTCCTTGACTTCCTTCTTGTAGGTCTTGGTGAGACCATCGTACTTCATTACCGCTCGACGGTCCCTCTTGGTTGTCACCTCGACGACCGATGTACCCAGCTTGATCGTGTCGGTGACAACTGTGTCAAGGACATCTTCGAGGTCCAACCGCTCCGTAGAATACAGGCCGAAGAATTCCTCGTAAAGCAGGGAGAAATCCTGAAAATCCGAATTCTTCGTCCTGAACGAAAGGATTGGGTCTGCGGCCATAATCGTCTGGTAGACGCGTGAGGTCAGCGTCTGCACAGCCGTCTTGATCACAGGGATGGTGATCTGGCTAGAATTCGCCAGGGGCCAGTCCTTCGGAAACTCCGGGAACTTCGTACGGTACTTCCGACGCCACCGAGCAAAGTCGTACATGGAATCAGCGCGCTCCGACTCAGCATCGGTCAGCTCGCTCACCAGGTAGTTGATCAGTCGGCGCTCGTTCTCTTCCGAAAATTCGATTTCCGGCGGCAGTAGCTCCACGTCGACCTTCTTAGGATCGAACGTGTCGCCGTTGTTGTCCTCCAACGTGACAAAATCGTCCTTCGGAAGGTTCTCCACCATGATCGAGCCGAAGGCTTGACCGGGGGCACCTGGTCCGATACGATTTACAGGTAGCGCAAGATTTGCGTAGGTTCTCATTTCAGATCCCAGTCGCTGTCAGGTCAATCAAAACGCGAACCTGGCTACCATCCGACACCAGACGGAAGTCCAAACTGGCCGTAGCATTGGGGTCGATGAATCGTGCCACCGTTGTCATAGCACCGCGCATACCGGCAATGACGGTCTCCCAGTCAGGATTCTGAACTACTTCCTGATTGAGACGCCGATTCAGCGCCTGCAAGTTCGGACCAACGACAACCCCTGTCTGATTGACCCGAATGTTGACCGGTGTTTTCATCTAGTACCCCGTGGCCACGTTGCGCATGCTCTCCAACTCACGTTCGTAGGCTTCCAGCTCTTCCTCGGTGCTTTGCAAATCTACGTTCCACAGCTCTAAGCCCTGCGAAAGCGCATCCAAACCGTCCTTGAGCCCCCGAGGCCAGGCCGAATATTCCTCGATAAGCTCGAAAAACCCGCGCTGCATAAAGATTTGGCCAGCTTTGAACAGTGGCTGCAAACCTTTAATGCGCCGTTCCCCGTCCTTGTCGCCCTTCGGCATATAAGGACGATAGTTGACTTCGGGTGAATTGTTTGGATCCCGTTCGATCCGTTCGTCAATCCAATACTTGAGCATTTTTTGGAGCCCGTTTGCTTCGATGGAGAAGATTTCGGGCTCCCACTGCTTTTGCTGCCTGAAGATTTCGTCAATGATTTTGTCCGTCGGCGCTCTCTTAATCCAAGCATCAAGGATATAGATGCGAGGAAACCGAGGATCAACGGCAGTTGTGATGACCGCGGCACGACTACCTCTGAACTTATTGGAGCCACCAGCATGCGGATCGCACATCGAAATCCGCTCGAGGCTTCTGGTGTCTATCACCTCGATGACGCCTGAACCTCGATCGACCGAGATTAAGCCTTGGTCATTCCTCAGCTCGTAGAACCGAAGATACTTGTCGGAGAAGTATGCATTCTCCGCACTCTTCGGGTTATTGGCGTACTGTGCCGCATATCGTTCCGGGTTTTTCTCACGAAGTCTGGTAAAGAACTCGATGGGGTATCCGTTGATGATTTTGCCGGCTGCATCTCGGGAAACTGGGAAGATCGGCTCCCCATCCTCCACAGCGCCGCGGCGAAATACAGCAAGAGAACCGCGCTGATAAGAGTAAGGCCCAGTCTTGACCGGCTCCTTGTGGTCCCCATAGAAGTCTTCCGCGTAGGCATAAACGTCGTCAGTCCGCCAATACGTAGACGGAATATCCATCAAGGTGTCATCAAGCGGTGGAACGAACAACGCCTCAAGGTTGGAGAACCACTCGATCTTCTTGGACATCTCTGCTTCGGAGAAGAACTCGTCCTCTCCAATCAGATCGTCCGCGTTGATGGTGTCATAGTGACGGGAGACTACCGCGCCACCAGCACCGATCGCATCGAAAGTTGGTTCGCCGTGGAGGGCAGGCGTCCCCTGGGCGTCTTGCGGCAGGAAAAGACTTTCCTGTGACCACTTCGGCGCCATTGCAGTCTCTTCCCAAACTCGATCTGGGAATAACCAGCGCAGAAGCCTGTTCGATTCAAACTGGTTCTTAATCTTACCCAGGTGCTTCCAGGCATTTGGTCCGGTATCACCTACGATCAGGATGCGCCGAGAAGGATCGTTTAGGACTTCCTTCGTTCGGTGAACTACCGTGACACAAATGGTCTTAAAATGCGACCTGGGCATCTGGATCAACCTGCGATTTACCTTGCAGGTGTCCAGAAAAGTGCAGAGAGGCCCGTGCGTATTCGGCACGAGCTTCGTGTAACCCATCACGTTCGTGGCGAGGTAATACGTGTCCGTTAGGGCACGAAACCTCATCATATCCTTCACCCTCGCGGGTACGGACCCTAGATCATTGAGGTCTAGGGGATTGAACCCGCGAAGATCCACCGACATCAGTTACCGTAGACCTCACCTTCCGTGAACGTGGCGCCAGCACCGCCGGCGACGACGATCGTGATGACCCCGAGCTGTTCGCCGGCAATCGCCGTGAATGCAACCGTCTGTCTCACGGTCGTGGCCATTCCACCGACTCCGCCAGCAGCCGTGATGACCGTCACTCCGTCCAGCATGAGCGAACCGCCGGACGTCGTGACCGTGCCGGAACCGAAGGTCGCCTTGAGCAGAGCCGTCAGCTTGTTCTGGAGACCGACCAGCGGGACGATGCAGCTATAGGTACCGTTCGGCAGCAACTGCCCGACCAGCCGCGAACCTACCACAACCGTGCTGACACTCGAGGCGTCAACGGTCAGGTAGTCCTGGATACCCAGTGCCGTCTGCTTGTACTGGTCGTTGATGTTCGGACGGTACATGTCAGTCCTTATGGGATATTGATGCCAGTGACTGGGCCAAAGTACATGCCCGAGGAGCCCCAGATGAATCCGAGAATGCCAGCACGGAACGCATTGTCAGCGACCGTGATCGAGGCCGCGGTATCCACTCGCAGCAGGGTGAGCTGTGTCGGAGTGACCGTCAGGCGGAAAGGAACTGGCGTACCGACCACAAATGGGACCGCGGCTCCTGGGCCAGCGATCGTTGTGGAGGCAGCCAGCGCCACATACTTGTCGATGGAGAAAGCACCGTTCTGCCGAAAGACTAGGCCGTAACCGTTGAACCCTGCCGACACCGGCGCAAAGGCTTTGACCAACCCGTCTTGTTGCAGGGCAAACTGAATCGCGCCGTAACGAGTCGCGTCACCGTTCGCCACGCGCAGGATGACATTGAAGTCCAGCTGGTAACTCTGGGCTGCGAGAGGCAAAGGCCTTGCTTGGCAGTACGCACCCACGACGTTGTTCAGGGCGGTGGGCATTCCCACCTCGCCGTTGAACGGTCTGGGAGAATTCACCGATGGCAGGTTGGCACCATCAATCACCCAATCGTCGCCCCACATCCATTTCGATTGACCGGTCCACGTTTCGTTGAATGGCTTAGGCGCATCCAACTTACCGCGGACCATGAACTCTGGCCGATTCGTGAAGATGTGGTCGGCACCAGCTGCCTGAGCGATCGCTAGGTTCGCAAGCGAGTCGACCACATACGGGACGAACTTGAGGCCCAACGCATGCCCACTGTCGAACACCGCACGGGTCACCCAGGCATCCGTGACGTCCATCCCAACGTACTTAATCCCGGCAGCTGCGATCGTGGCGAACGAAGGCTGAGCCGAACCAGTGTTGAAGGCGACCAACAGATTGATGCCAGGATTGTCAGCCGCGATCTGCGCCAGGACAGTATACGGCGCCGCCTCGAACATCTGGACGATTGCACGGTGAAGCTGGTTCTTAGCCTTCAGCGCAGCTACGACGGCCTGCGCTCCGGCGAGATTCGTCACCTCAATCTCGGGGGCCATCCATCCGTTGTTCGCGGCGATACCATCAATCATGTCATTGAATCGCGACGCCTTAGCTGCCGCATATCCAACGCTATTATATTGGTTGTACAGCATGGCATCGAGTGCCGCTGCCGTAAACGCCGTGATGGCGCCCGTATTCGGCGGAAGAGTACGATCGACCGTTGTGTCGTGCAGGCCGAATAACACACCGTCCGAACTTGCCCGGATATCGCCTTCGGCCACATACCCTTTCTGCGCCGCCAGTATCCACGCTTCGGTAGAATCTTCTGGCGCCTGCATCGACATGCCTCGGTGCGCCCATGCGTAGGAGGGCCCGAAAGCTCTCCTACGCAAAATAGCCCATTCCGCGGGGGTTGGACTCATGGTGTATTCACATCAGCGATGGTCC